AATCCCTGATAGCTTACCTTCCGATATTTCCAGCATGTGTTTTCCTTCCACCCATGAAGCAACAAGCCTTTTCCCAATAGCGGGAACGTATCTTCCGGGGGTCTGCCTGTGTCCAAATTCCACATAGGAAGCATAGGGGGTAGCGTTTTCAACGGTGACAGAATAGGATTGTCCCGCCCCTTGCGTCTTTGCGACACTGGAAGCGCCTAAACCGCCTAAAGCGTTGTCCCAACCCATCCTTAGTGTTCCATGCTGAACCGGGGTGAGGGGCTTAACCAAAGCAACCAGCCTGTTAGCCCCGTCAACGCAGCTTTCCCGGAAGAACATATCCCGTTGGGTTCCGTTCAAAGCACGAATCTTATTTTGAAACCCTTCAATTTGGGAAACATCAACTGTTATGCCCATTCTTTATCCACTTCCAATATGATTTCCTGATGGTCAGTGAACAGGGAAGTTGAACCGCTGGATTTGTAGTATAGGGTTCTGTTATTTTTGTGGGTAGTTACCGCCACTGAAGAACCTTCAGGGATTACCAAATCAGGCTTGATGAACAATTTTACATTCTGGAACACCGCAGCAGACACAAGGTTTGATTTGGTGGAATCGTTCATCTTGAAATTGTTGAAGAAGGACAGCTTACAAGGTTCATCCGTACACAAGACACTATCACGGGTTCCAGTAGCCCCGTTGGTCTTTGTGTACTTCTCTTTCACCTTGATTGTAGCTTTGTCTTTCCACAACTTAGGTAAATTGCTTACCATTTCAACCGCCTGTAAGTAATGAATTGGGTTCTTCCGCTTTCATATAGCGCTATCAGCAAATCCAGCCTTTGTGAAGCGCTGGAACCGCTGGAAGTGTCCCAAACCTGTTTGGTATCACCTTCAGACAGTTCCTTCAGCAAGGGGGATGAATCAAAGGCTTCAAGCTGTTCCGCTGTGAAGGAATTCTTCTTAGCAGCAAGGAACCGGGCAACAATCAATTCAACCGCTACCTTTTCCAAGCCTTTAGGAACTTCTGTCACATTGCAGGAATTCTTGATATCCTGTTCAACATATCCCGCTGAGAAAGCAAGCAAGTAAACATCCCCGGTAGTCAACGTATACCCTAAAGCAGATATCAGGTTTCCGACTTCCTGAAGGAAATCAGCGCTGAAAGAAGTTGACTGTTGTGCAAGCGTTATAAACGCTTCAATAGGGGTAGGATCACTTTCACCGGGTTCATTTTCCGGTTCTTCCGGTTCCGGGTTGGTGATTTCCTCATTCAGATCATCCGTCATTTCAGCGCACCCCCTTCATTAGCCTTTGGAAATAATACGGGCAATCGGAATAGCTTTGGGGTCAATGTAAGACCGGGCAGCTTCAGAAGCTTCACCGCTATGAACCAGCGCCCAGTTAGCACCCATAGCAAGTTCCACATCAGTGGGGCTGTTGGAAGCCTGAGAAGCCTTTTCATAGCTGATACCGAACGGGGCAAACACCTTCCGCTGACGGGTATACAGGATATCTTCACCACCATTGGTCTTAGCGTCCCTTGCCATTTCATAGGGAACCTTTGCACCGATATCTTCAAAGTAGATGGAACCTTCACCCAGCACATAGGTAATGTAGGTGATATCATCCACTTCAGCCACACCGGAAGTAGTGGTAGCGATAGAAGCAGCAATTGTACCGGATTCAGTCTGTTCAACAGACACCACCGGGCAAGCACCGGAACCGGGAACAACCTGTGTCAGTTTCACGGTAGCGCTTGCAGATTCAGCCGTGAAGATACCAGCATACTGTGTAGCCAGCAGTCCAGCCAGTTCAGCAGCCTGTTCATTCTTGTTGGACTTGATAGCAATGGTCTTATTGGCATAGCTGGTTTCAGTCGCATGGAAGGTGTAAGTAACACCACCAACAGTGATGGTATCACCCGCAATGCCCTTAGTTCCGATAGTCAGCGTATACAGACCATTCACACCCGCCGTAGTGACCACTTTGGTCAGGGGCATGGAATCATCAACCAGAACCAGTTTACCATTCCAAGTAGCAAGACCGATTTCACGGGTCATACCTTCTTTGTCCGTATAGGTCAGGAAGGTAAGAACATTCAGGTTTTCAAGGTTGGTAGCAACCGCACTGTGCATGATAACCAGCGCAAACTTATTCTTGTTCGCACCGCAAGCCCGCTGAATAGCGCTGTTCAGGGTAGTAGCGCCCATCACGGGGGATACAGCACCGGAAATATCATAAGTATGAGTCGCAACAAATTCAGCACTCTTACCACCCGTCATTCCGAAAATACCAGACAGAATCGCAAGCAGCGTATCCTGATCGACACCATCCAGATAATCACGAACCTGTTCAGCAATATTCCGCATGAAGTCAACACCAGCGGTGATATCATAGCTGAAATCCCGTTCTTTCCAAGCTTTAGCCCGTCCGACTACAACCACACCCTGTTCAAAGGTCTTTGTGGAAGTGGCGGTAATATCGGTTTCACCGTCATAGTTGATAACAGCACCGTCCAGCAGACCACGCATAGCAATACGGGCATAGGCAGTACCATTCTGAGAACTGAAAGCATCCCGGATATCAGGATTGCCAACCAGCGCCTTACATTTCCGCAGTTCATTCTTCTTCAGGTTGGGAATCCGGTCAAGAATGTATTTGAAAGCTTGCGGATTGAAAGACTTAGAATCAAACTTTGTGTTAGGCATTTGAGTTTCACCCTTTCAATGAAAATATTAAATTTGTGCATCAGGATTTTCAGAAAGGTACTGACAGATTTCATCATAGGACATTTTTGATAAGTCCGGTTTTCCACCGTTATCATCAATGCCATCTTCACCCGTCTTAGCGCCTTTCATCTTAGGTTTCCCGGATGTGTCAAACAGGAATTTGGAATCTTCTGCTTCCGTAAGGGACTTCACCTGTTCCGCAAGTCCTTTGACAGTTCCGTTTTCGTCCAATTCGGCTTTGGACAAATCCAGAAGCGCCCTTGCAGCTTTGGTGTTTTTGCATTTGGCAGCAAGAAGGGTAGCTTCAACAGCATTATCAATCTTCAGGTTTTTGATTTCAGTGGCATGAACTGAATCCTTTTCCTTGTTATCTTTTTGCAGTTGTTCAATCTGCTGTTTCAGCTTTTCAGCGTCCCCGGCAGAAGTTTTCAACCCTTCAATCTGCTTGTCCCGTTCCTTGACCGATTCTTCAGCATGTTTCCGGGCTTCATTGACTTCATCAAAGCGGGATTTGGGAACAAACCCCTTCAGTTCTTCTTCAGAAGCCTTTGCTACCTTGTCAGCGTCTTCTTCAGTCAGTCCAAGTTTTACCAGTTCTTCCTTTTTCATGTGTGACCATCCTTTCTTCAATCACATTTTGTAACCCGGTTCAGTCCGGTTCTGATTGTCCGGTTGTCGCACCGGAAAGCGAGATTTTTATATAAACCCTTGTGGGGGTTTACCAGCACCAACGGCATATTAGCCAATCTTTGCATCTGACATTCAGCAAGGATTAACATCAGCGAGGGCAACCCAATGTCAACCCGGTATTCCGTCCCCGTCCCTAAGACAGTCAGCTTTCAATCAGACGAGAAAGGCAGCTACCCCCGGAGGTATGAGGGGTTAGCCCGTCCTTATAGGACATGCCTGAATCAGATCAAATAAATAGGACAGGAAGCTAATGAAACTTCCTGTCCTAAACAAACCGTGACCAGTCCGCTTGAAAATATGTTAGGTGGGGAACTGTCCGGTTTTCTTAGTCATTGGGTAGACCGTCACAGCATCCTTGAAAGCTGGATGGGCTTCAGGATCATACAAGCAAATCCCACCCATGTTCTTATGAACACACAGCGGGATTTCAGTTGTTTCTTCCACCCAAGGGAATATCCAGAATTCCCCGTCATCCAGCGCATCAGGCTTCAGGTGTAGACCGTAAATGTTATCAGCTACCTTTTCAGCGTTTCGCCTTGCGTCATGATAGGAATACACGATCAACACCCCCTAATAAACAGGGGGGTATTCTGAATCATCTTCAGGGATTTCAACGGACTTTCCTGAATCAATTGCTTTCTGAATCAGATCAATCAGTTCTTCGGTGGGTGTTCCCTTGAACATCATCAAGGGGAATTCTTCACCAAAGGTTTCAGCGTATTTTTCCAATGCTTCTTCCGGTTTCATCATTTCACCCCTTCAACAAGTTCTTTCATCATATCACAGAAAACCCCGTATGATTTGGGAAGATATTGTTTAATAACTTCAAGGCTTTCAGGACTTGAAACAGTTGCGTCATACATTTCAGCAAAAGCTTCAGTTGGTAGCGCCCAAGCGTTTTTCTTGAAATACGCTTTTCCATGTCCCTGACCAATCTTTCCACCCGTTGCACCTTCAAGCATATCATTTAAGTTGGCTTTTTGGTAGTAGTTTAATGGTCTGATTTCATTCTTGATAGCTTGATACACTAATTCTTTGGTATAAGACGGTTCACCGCCCAACCATTGACCATTTTTCAAATAGAAATCATATTTCCATTTTTCAAGATAGCCATGCTGAATCAACCACTGATAATCTGTTGAATGGGCTTTGAATTCTTCCTTTATCGTTTCCCCTTTAGCAGTTATCATAGCTTCCACTTCAGCCTTGATTGTTTTGGGGAACAATCCGTCTTTATACCGCAATGAAAAGATATCAGAAGGTGAATAGTATTTCCCGGTTCCGGTATCAAATCCAAATCTTCTGCTTGCTATCATGTCAATAGCATGACCGGATTCATGGAAGACAACTTGACCGGGCTTTTCATAGAAACTACCTTGCATATCATTCTTCAGGTTGATTTTCAGTGAAGCTGTCCAATCACAACATTCATGTCCCCTGTATTTAACCGTATTGATACCAATATCTTCCTGATAGGCATTCCACAAAGCTTGTGCATCTGGATTACCGCACCCTTCAAGAATGTCCATGCAAGCATCATAATTTTCTTTTCCGAAAGCTTTTGCAAGTGTAGAATCATAGAAACGAACAACACCCGCCTTAACCGGGGTCAATCCGTCTTTGGAACCAGCTTCCCCGGTCTTTGGGTCTTTCATGAAGGTCTGTTTC